GCTAACATTAGCCATTGATCAAAATCTATAATACTTTGGTTTATGCTTCCTAGCAGTTCTGTGTGGCGCACAGATGTTGTTTTTTTGCCACGGCGCATTTCCACTTCTTCACTGCCTAGCCGATGCACAAGACCTTCGATGCGTCCAATCATTTTGGCTAGATCTTTCTTGCACATAGCAGGTGCGGATTGCATTTGGGATCGCAATCTAGTGCTAACAGCATTCCATTCTAGGGCATTTTTTATTTCCACTTGCATAGTATACAACCGTTTAGACATACTGTCAATCACGCTAAATACAGCAATAAGGATCCAAAAATGCCTAGATTGTCGCTGTGGCGTGAACACAAAGGTAACGACTACAAATTCCTAGACCGCCGCATCAGCGAGATGTTTACTGTTGGCGGTACGGGTATCGTTTTGCACAAGTACTTAGGAACAGACAGTACCAATGCAGGCACCGATGCAACCAAGCCAGCATATGGATCGCAAAGCGAACTAAACATACAAGATTTGTTGTTTGTAGAAAATCGAGACCGCAAGTACGATACTTCAATCTATACCCTGCGTGGAATTTACCAAAAACAAGACCAGGATTTTGACCTAAGCCAATTTGGATTGTTTTTAGCGGCTGGCACTCAGTTTATGACCTTCCACCTCAATGATATTGTTGATACTGTTGGTCGCAAGATCATTGCCGGTGATGTACTAGAGCTTATGCATCTTAAAGATTATCATGCACTGGACCAAAGTGTGCCATTTGCTATCAAACGCTATTATGTTGTGACTGATGCCAGCTGGGCAGCAGAAGGGTTTAGCCCAACTTGGTATCCACATCTTTGGCGTGTTAAACTACAGCCATTGGTAGATAGCCAAGAATACAAAGACATACTCAATAAAATATCAGCTGACAGTGATCCGTTCACTGCCAATGCCAACGCCAGTCCACTGAGCGACATTGTTAGCACCTACAACAAGTATCTGGATATAAATGAAGCAGTGATTGCACAGGCAGAAATAGAACTTCCACGATCAGGATACAATACTGCTAATCTTTATATTGTTAATCGAAGCATTGATGGCCAAATTGGCTCAACATTAGGCACTGACACAACCAACGCCAATGTTGACACAACTGGTGCTACTATTGTTAGTTTGATCTCCACTGGTAACAGAGCCAACACCAACAGGATACTGGTAGGCAATGCTCGCGCTGCCATCGTAGGAGCCACAGTCACTACCGCCACAATCATGGCTGCTAATGGTGTTGTTGTAACTGGTATCATTGGTAACTCAGGTATTATTATATCTAGTAATATAAGTGTAACCAGTGGTGAAGTTATTACCCTAAGAACCACTGCTCCAGTCAAGGCCAGTGCTGGTCCTGCTGCCCCAGTTGCAAAAGTCCAAGGCTACATGTCAGGAGACGGAGCAGGACCTAACGGACTTGACGTGAGTATGGGTATTGCATTTCCGGAGTCTTCTAAAAACGGTGATTATTTCTTGAGATTGGATTTTGTGCCTAATAGACTATTTAGATATGATGGCAAACGCTGGGTCAAGATTGAAGATGCTGTACGAACTAATCTAACTCCAGGTGCAGCTACCAACAGAACACAACGTGCCGGCTTTGTTAACAACGCTACCACATTCGAAGATAGTGCAGGTAATACACTAAATGAACGTGTGAGTTTGAGCACAGCACTAACACCTAAGGCAGACAACTAATGGCCGTACAATTCTTTTATGATAACCAAATTAGGCGTTTTTTATTACAGTTTATACGCCTAAACAGTAACTTTCAGGTCCAATTTGGCACCACAGATGCCACAACTGGCAAGCTGGCACTACAGACCGTGCCCTGCTTCTATGGTGACCAAAGCAGACAGGCTGCACACATTCTCAAAGGCATGAGTGAAAATTCCATGAGTACTGTGCCTGCTATGGCTGCTTATATTTCTGGACTGCAATATGATCGTGCAAGAGTACAGGAACCGTTTCATGTTAGCAAGATGCAACTGCGACAGAGACGCATTGATCCAGACACCGGATTGCCGACCAGCGAACAAGGTGATGCATTTACTGTGGAACGCATGATGCCTGTTCCTTACCTGTTGACACTAAAGCTGGATATATGGACTTCTAACACTGAGCAAAAGCTACAGTTAATAGAGCAGATTGTTTCGCTGTATAATCCTAGTCTTGAAATACAAAGCACAGACAACTACATTGACTGGACCAGTCTAAGTGCGGTTCTACTGACCGATGTTAACTGGGACGCAAGGACAGTGCCAATTGGTGCCGAAGATCCTGTTAGTATTGCTACCATGACATTTGAGTTGCCAATTTGGATCAGTCCGCCTGCTAAATTGAAAAAGCTCGGTGTGGTACAAAAAGTTATATCCAGTGTATGGGCTGGAGAAAATGCAGGGGCAAGAACAGCAGACGACTATCTAGACGCATTGGGAGATCCAGATCGACTGCTAACACGCAGAGCATGGAATGTCATGCGCTACGGAATATTCTTTGCTGGCAATACACTGAAATTGCTCAAATACGATGAAATTGCAACACACCCAGATACGCTGGATGCATCTAGCAACGATGACTTAAATTCTCCAGATTTTGATTTATATCGGTCTGGAAAGCCCGACTCGTGGTCAGCATTTGTTAGTCTATATGGGGTTATGCACAACGGTACCAGTGAGATTCGACTAGAACAGGCCAATGGAACTGAGATTGTGGGTACTATAGCCTTCCATCCTGTGGACGATACTTTGCTTTTGTTTGAACCTTTTATAGATACACTACCGACTAACACACTAAAACCAATCAATGCAATCATTGATCCTTTTAAAGTCAATGTAGATCAACTGCTGATTGACAAGGCTACCGGCAACTATAAAGTTGCCACCGGAACACGATATCTGATCCTTAACCCAATCAATGAAACTGATAACACCGAGTTCGCAGTGGCATGGACAGTCAATGGCTATCCGCTGGTAGCCAATGCCAACGACATAATTGAATTTGATGGCACTCGTTGGCGTGTGATTTTTGATAGTCAAAGTAATATTGACGAGAGCTATGTAACTAACTTAAATACAAATGTCCAGTTTAACTGGAACGGAGAAACATGGGTTCGAAGCTATGAAGGTGTGTATCGAGAGGGCAAATGGACACTGATCCTATAGTAGGCTGCGGTGCGCTGATCTACAGCAAACAGTCTCACAGGTACATGTTCTTGCTTAGAACACAGAAGCGTCATAAGAATTCCTGGGGGTTAGTTGGTGGCGGAGTGGATCAACCTGAAACTGTAATCTCAGCACTGCACCGAGAAATCACAGAAGAAATTGGAGTTGACCTATCCAACTCCAAGGTTATTCCGCTGGAGCAATTCACCAGCGAAGATCAACGATTTGTGTATCATACTTTTTTGATTCCAGTGGAAGAAGAGTTTATTCCTGTACTAAATCACGAGCATAACGGTTACTGCTGGGTGCCACTGGATAACTATCCTAAACCGTTGCATCCCGGTGTGTGGAGAACGTTTAAATTTAGTGCTGTAGTTGAAAAAATACGCACTCTAGAAAAAGTATTATAGGTCTGCTTCTAGTGCAAAATCTTGCCAGGCTATTTGTCTAAAGTTAGATTTTGCAGACCATGTGCCTGGACAATAGTATCTTGCATTGGGCATCACTCTAATAAATTCTGTGCCAGGATATGCGTCCATGATTGCATCTAGGGTCTTGACCCACATGGTATCAGCATAGTCTTGATCCTTGGGACCATATGCATTTGTTCCTGCATAGATGTTGTTGTTGTGGTTTGCGCCTGCACTGCCATCAAATCCTAGCATGTACACCTTTTCGTGTCCGTCAAAACAAGCCAGGTAAGCTGCCAGAGCACCCGAATTATAATGCAGGTCTTGTGGAATCAAATAGAACATACCGGGATAACGAGCAACAATTTCAGCATTTGCATAAACAATATGGTCAGCTGGATAACTGGTTTGTGAAATTTCTTCAGCTATTTCTGTTCCAGTTGCAACAAGAAAAGTTGGAGTAAAATCTCTGTAGAATGCGTTACATCCATAGGTCTGTAATGCGCCAGATCCCAATGGTCCACCTCGATGATTTTTCAGCAGATACAATTCATAATTAGCACGAGTGCTACCGTTACCAATCACTGCCGCACGTTTGGAAGTTTGTTGATTGTCGATACGGTTTGAAATGAATTCTTTTGCAGGATTCCATTTGCTATTTTCCCAGGTCATGCTGGTTGTTATCTGCTCACCTGCATAGTCTTTACGAAACATTTGTTTTATTTTTTGCATGATGTATTTACCTTGTTAGACCCCAAAAATCACTGCGATTGAGTCAGCATAGCTTTTTGGAATAGCTGAATTTGCTTGATACGAAACATTGGCTAGAGTAATATCACCAATCACTGAAAAAGATCCTGTGGCCCTGTTCCAGGCATTCTTGGTACTTACGTATACATAGGTGATGCCGTTTACTGTAGCTTGTTGTCCGTTAACTGGTGATGTTGGAAATGCCATTCTTGCGCCTTTTTAGTATTTACTGTGATCACGCTACTGCTGTGTCATCTGCTACATAACTCCATCTGGTGTTTGATACGTCCCAATAAACCAATTTGCCAGTGGTGCTGATAGATGTTACCCATCCTACTTGCCCGGTAATTGTTAATAAATTAGCCGTTGTAAAAGTGGACAATTTTAAGAAACTGTTAGCGGATAAAGACAGATTACCAGCTGAGATATTACCGGTGGTAATTGAAGCAAACGTAGTTGCCGATAGATTAGCATTGGCCACGATAGCCAGGCTACCAATGTCAATCCAGAATCCGTATACTCCGTCGGCTGTTTGCCATTCGTATAAAATGTCTGTTGTGGTGTCATACCACTGGTCACCATAGTTGGAATTGATAGGTGCTGTGGCTGATGGAGTGTAATTGATACCTGACCGATATACCGCACTGTTGCCAGACCACTTGGTGGCGCCACCGGTATAAAAAGTAGAAGCGTATATATTTTTGTTAGACGTCCAGGCATCTGTTGATGCAACATAATTAAATGTTGCTCCTGCGCCACCCACAGTTATACCAGCGCCATCAGCTGCTGCCGACGAAACTGCATCTTTAGCAACGGTGATGTTCAAATCTTCAATTGCCAGTATCGTGGTGTTTAAGGTTGTGACTTCGCCTTGGACTATTAGATTTCCTAGTACAGTCAGATTAGCACCAACCACTAGATTGCCGCCTGTATACAAGTTGCCAGCAATACCTGCGCCACCTGCTACCTGTAGAGCACCGGTTGTGGTGCTGGTAGCGGCACTGGTTGCTGTGGTAACGATGTTACTACTGGTTTCTGCAATACTACCAGCTGGGCCAATTGGACCAAAGTTATTGATATAACCAGTTGGGCTAAATGATCCTAGCACTCGTCGCTCATAGGTAACGGTAACTGATGCACTGTCGCCCGCGGCCCAGAGATTTATCGTACCATTGGTAATATTGCTGGTGAATGTAGCAACTGAGTATGCAGAATCAGATCGAATGATTGCAGACTCTGTGAAGCTTATGCTAGATCCATCGTTAAAGGAATCCAGTGTGGATTTTTTGTATCGAGTGTTATTTGTGTCTTTGCTAACTGTGGTCCAGGTAACCATGGTATTACCTGCGGCAGAAAAACTATCTACAAGTGTTACACTGGTGCCAATCACGGTGTTACCAATATACACCACTGGATTGATATTACCAGTCAGTGTGATTGATTGTGAGTTTGCTGCCCAGCGCAGTTGGTTTGTGTACAGTGTTGCCGCAAACACATTACCAGATGACACCACTGAAGTGTTAGCAGATATATAGGTAAGGGTGCTGATACCCTGCAAAGATCCACTGTTGTTAAACTGTATCTGTTTATCAGACCCGCCTGCAATAGCAGCACCGTCCAGGAATGTAAGGCTGGTGGATCCAATTGTGATAGGATCAGGAGTGCTTAGGCGCCAGAGTTTACCACCATATGTGCCTTCACTGATAGTGATCTGTGCGCCTGCACTCAGCCTAGAACCGTCGCTTGCATCAAAACTTCTTGACCAGGTGCCATCGCTGCCTGTGCCCAGCGTAGCTACTATATAGATACCATTTTGACTGCCTGTATCTTGTCCAGCTACCAGTACACGATCACCTGCAGCCAGGGTAACTCCATCGTATGTGAGTGGAGCTCCTCCTGCAAGGGTGATACTGGTAGTTGTAACTACGCGGCAACTATTCTTAAAATCGTTGTCAACAAAGTTACTGTATTTTGGTCTAGTTAATGCCATCGTGGTCTCATGCCTATAGTGTATTTATGGGTCAGAGCTATATAACAAAAAAGCACCCGAAGGTGCTTTTTTGGTTTTTGCTGACTACAATTAAGCCTGAGACTCAATAAATGTTAACTGAATGTCAACGTTTGATGCCACTGCGGTAATTGGAATAATATTAATTGCCAAAATCTCGTTACCGTTTGGATAAGTGCCCATACCTGGCAACACCATGGAAGTGATTTCCTTGATCTGGCTCAGGTCCAAGAATCCAGAGTTGGTTTGTGTTACTGGGATAGAGAACAGTTGCTCTCCACCTGTGGCTGCAAGGTTTTGGCCGCCTGTACCAAATTCAATCTGTCGCACAGTTGCAGTTGTTGCTGCAAGACCGTTGGCCACGAACTGTGTAAAGCTAGGCTGCAAGAAAGTTGTAGCTGTGTTCAATGGTTTCCAGTTTGCATTTACCACGTTGGTTGGATTCAACAAACCTTGTACCAAATAACGTCCAGCTCCTGAACCAACGTTGATATACATGCTCTGCAACAACACCTGCGCACGGTTGATCAGTTCTTTTCCACCTAGATCACCTGTCAAGGAGTTACTGATTGATGGCGCCAATCTCATCATAAACATGGTCTGTGCAGCACCTGCTGTACCAACCACGTTGAAACCTGTTACGTTGTAGGTAAAGGTGTAGGTACGGTCAACTGTAAAGCCACCGTCCATGATCACTGCACTACCCCAGTGATTCAGATCTGGACTTGCTGTTACACTCACAACCTTGACACCTGCATTTGCTGTGTGTGATTGTCCAATACCACCTGTGGCATATGATACTGATACGTTGGCTGAAGCATTGGTTGCATTACCAGAAATAGCCACAAAGGTATGGTGTGTTGGTGCGTATATCACGTCTGTCCAGTTGGTTGCGATTGGCAGTGTAGCTGCCGCCCAGGTCACACCTTCATCTTTAGAGTAGGCTGCAATAGTGTCACGAGCATTGCTGATTGCTACCCAGACACTGTTTGCACCGTATGCAATTTTGGTCCAGTTACTGCTCACTGGCAGGTTACCACCAGCTGTCCAGGTTGCGCCACCGGTTGTGGAAATTGCTGTTGCCTGGCTACCTGCGCCTGCTATTGCAATGAATCGACCAACGTTGTTTATTGAATCAAAGCCATAGCCCACTGCTTGCCACTCAGCTGTGGCAGGTAGTGTAGCACTGCCCCACAAGCTCAGTGTGCTCATACCGCCACTTGCACCCAGCGTGGTAACCACGTTAGAGTAGGCTGCTATTGTGCCAGAAGTTGCGCTAACAGCAACCACTGCATACACATTACCGGTTGTTGTTCGCAGACTCGGTACAATACCGCCTGCTACACTATTCCAGTTGGAACTGGTTGGCAAGTTAACACCTGTCCAGCTAATTGAACCATCTCTTGAGTAGGCAGAAGTTTGTGATCCTGTTGCTACGCAAACAAATGCACCGTTTACAAATGCAATGCTCTGCCAGGTTGCTGTTGCTGGCAGTGCGCCACCAGCAATCCAGGTTGTGCCAAGATTGTCTGAGTCTTGATAGTTGTTTATTGTACCGCTGGTGTTGCTGATTGCAACATAACGACCTTGAGCGTTACGACCAATTAGAGGACCGTAGGCTACATCAATCCAGTTTGAGCTCGATGCCAGTGCACCAGTTGCTTGCCATTGGCGTCCACCATTGAAGCTTGATTGAACACCAGTGCCACCAAATTGCACAGCAACTAGGTTACCATATCCTGCTGCCACGCCACTCCAGTTAGCTGCTGTGGTTAGCTCTGTGCCAACAAATGTGTTACCATGTGTGGTTATAGCCACTTGATACAGGGTCGGAGCCATGGCAGTGAACATGCCTTTGCCCCAGCACAGCGTGGTCCAGGTGGCTGTGGTTGGCAGTGTGGTTGCTACCCAGGTTGGTGCTACTCCAATACCAAACAAGTGCGGGTTAGTCACATAGGCACCAACAGTGCCTGATGTTTCGCTGACTGCAAACCATTGTCCTGCTACACCAACGTTTGGTACAGCAGTTTGGCTCATTGAATAGATTGGACCCCAGGCAATACTGCGCCATGCACTAGAGCTTGGCAGGGTCATTGCTACCCAGGTACCAGTTGGATTGCCATGGATGGATGTGTGTGCTGATGCTGCTGTTGTGCCTAGTCCACCCGAGATAGCCATCCAGGTGTTGTTACCAAATGCAATTGAGCACCAGGTTCCTGAGGTAATAGTAAATGCTGTCCAGGTCACGCCGCCATCTGTGGAATAGTTACCAATGG